ACGGTAATGGTGATAGTAGTTGTATATTTCTTCCTAAACTAAGTACCTACTCGAATGACTACTATAAAAACAAATAAACAACTACTATCACCATTACCGTTAGGTAATGGTGGAACCCTGCTTTCTTTATCTCAACAACAAACTTTGGTCGCACCGAAACTAACATTAATTGTTAAAAACTCACATTACCTAGCCTCACAGAACCCATCAACTAATGAAATTGTTATGGCATGCGGATCACTAGAAGTTATGAACTTTTATTTATCTACTTTTCATATACCATTAATTAATTATGATTTTGATCAATTTACAAAAATAATTGAAAGAAAATTAAACATTGCTAATCGTGAATCTATCTTTGAAAATAGAGAAAGATTATTTTTATCAATTGTTAATGTTTGGAATATGAAACTTGGTGAATTACCGATAATGGTTCAATTTTCTCGTGGTGATTGTCTAGTAATGGCCAGATGCTATCAATTTTTAAAAACATATGATGATAACAAAATAGAGTTAATTACAATTGGTAAAATGACTTTGTTTCCTAATAACTTAACAAATTATATAGCTCCTGTGTCTCAAGAAGATGTAAATTTAATGATTAGTAAATTTAGTGATCAAGTTCAATATAATAGTTTAATTACAGATATATCATTAGTTTGTCCTGCTTCTTTTGGAATTGTATCCAATACATGTGAAATTCAAGAACCAAAATTTGCAATTGAAGAATTTTCTGATATTGACAATCCAGATGATAATTTTGTTATTGATGAGGCAAAAGATAAAATTAACGATGATTTAATAGCAACATTAACACCTGAAAAATTATTATTACCATTAGAGTATTATAAGGACATATTTGTGACTGATGATGATGTCGCCAATGGAGTTAATTTAGATAATTCAATTCTAGATCAAACTTGGGTTGTACCTACTACTTTAGTAAAAGGAATGACTAGAGATCAATTTACAGTAATATCACATATTTTGCGAAACTCTCAATTTGTCAAAGATTTACAACAACATAATCACACCACTGTAATATCAGAAGTGCTTAAAACTTTCGTCATTACTGATCTTCCAAAAGATATGAATGTAAAGGTTGGTCCTGAACAAGCTGTTGATTTAAATATTCCAATTCACATATTTAGTCAAATTAATCCAATTGAGATAAGTTCAATGAAACTAGAGATAGATGGTCAATTTTACACTTTAGATCAGTTGAAAGATCTTGCTAGTGCTTTACAAAATGTTTGGAATAGAGTTGTTAGATTTGTTAAAAATTCACCATTTATTGCTGATCTTGCGCAAACTACTTATAAACATATTGGAAAAAACTTAACAGGTTTTATTAAAAAGAAGTTTGGTTTATCAGACGATCAAGCGACTTTTATAAACTCAGTTATTGATGATGGTCCATCCAAATTTCCAGATTTGCTTAAAAGCGCAGATAAACTTAAAAATGTTTTATGTTCTATATTTCCAAATTTAACAAATTTGAATAGAAAATCAAAGAAGACATCTTTAGTTCCAAAAACTAAAGGATTGCAATTGGCATCTGAGACTATTGATGATGAAAGAGAATTTATTAATAAATTACCTGATACTATAACTACAAAGACAACGATAACAATTGTTGAAACAACAGGTTCTTATTAGTACTTAATAAATATATTTATTAAGAGTAACACAATAGTGACATATTATTTTTAAATTTATTATGAACTTTAATTTAATATACAGTTTTAATATTATCATATTCATATATTCTACTGTTATAACTGCACAGTTATTTACAATAGTTAATCCGTTACTTAATATTTTAAAATTACGAACATTAAACAGAGATATTGATGATTTGTATTCAGAGATTATAAAGTATGATAGCATGAGGCAATTATCTGATAATGATCATGTAAATACTAGATATCTATCTGATGTATTATGTGATAATATTATAGCGAGAGAGTTATGGATTAAAGAAGAATTTCTATATGATATTTATGTTGATTGTCCTACGTCACAAAAGGAAAGTATGGATAATTTATTTCATGTCATTCAAACATTAGAAAAATTTAATATCAATTTTACTCATTCTCCATTATTTGATAAATCTAGTAAGAGAGATGGAATATTGAAAATTCTTGATATTGATATTCTTTTTGTTTTATCATGTAGTAAATATTGCACGTTCCCTAAGGGTTATAAAACCTTAAAGACTCAAGTTGATCACATTATTCCTATTGTTATAGTTATTAATGACAAAGATTGTAATCAAGACTATCAAATTTTAAGATCAATAGTAACATCATTTGGCTTCAATTTTTGGTCACAAGCAATGAACACAAATACTTATTTTAACATTTTATACAGAAATATTAGAAATGCTTATGTTAATGAGTTTTTAATTCGAAAAGCGTTTAATTTAAGAGTTATAGAATCAAGATCAATGTTAAATGTATATTCTCATGACTATGGCATTGATACTATTTATCCAACAATCACACTCCATAATGGAACAGAGTTGATCCCAAGTCCACATTTAAACTTAACGCAAAACGATCAAGCTTTATTATACTGTATAGTTCGTTTGTTATGGAAGTAATGGTAGTATTTTAGCACAATTGCTTAGTTCTAGTGTTTACCAAGCC